CAAAAGGGCGAAGGTAGTCCTGATAAAGCAGAAAAAGTTGCAGGCACTTCAGATGAAAAGAAATTACGGCCGGGTGCTGGAAAGAATGCTGGTCCTAAGAAACTTGCCGCTGGTGATGAAACAGATCACGCTGGCGACGAGCTCAAGGAGAATAAAAGGGTGACTAAGGCACAACATCTTGAAAGTATTGCAAAGATGAAGAAGGCAGACATCGAAGAAATGATTGCCGCTCATACTGCAAAATTAGAAGAGACTGAGAATGCTGAAACTGAAGAGGCATTACAGAAGCTAGAAGATGCCAAGGCAGAAATTGAAGATAAGATTAAAAATATTTCTGTCAAGGAAGATGTAGAAGCTTTGATTAATGCTGACGACACTCTTTCAGAAGAGTTCAAGGTCAAGGCTGCGACAATTTTTGAAGCCGCAGTTAAGTCACGGGTACGCTCAGAAATCGAACGAATTGATGATGAGTTGAATACCGAAAAGGAAACTGAAATTGCTGCTATTAAAGAAGAGGTTTCTGAAAAGGTTGATACATATCTCAACTATGTCGTTGAGGAATGGACTAAAGAAAACGAGTTGGCAATCGAACGTGGTTTAAAGGGTGAGATTGCAGAAGACTTTATTTCTGGATTGAAACAGTTGTTTGAAGATCATTACATTGATGTTCCAGACGAGAAGTATGATGTTCTGGAAGCTCAGTCTGAAAAGATTTCCGAACTAGAAGAGAGGTTGAATGAAGAGATGCAAAAGAATATTAATCTCAGCACCGACAAATCTGAACTGGTTCGTGAACAGGTTATTTCTGAAGTTTCTGAAGATTTAGCCGATACTGAAATTGAGAAGTTTAAGTCTCTTACAGAAGATTTAGTTTTCACGGATGAAGAATCTTTCCGTGAAAAACTTGATACTTTGAAGGATAATTATTTCCCGAAAACTGTAGTTGACCAATCATTTGATGATGAAGATGGTAGCACCGCACAGGACACAGTTGATACGACAGATGCTATGAAAACGTATATGTCGGCAATCAGTCGTAATCATAAGGCGAGTGCATAAAACATTATATTAAACGGATGTAACTAAAAAGGAGAAACAAAATGTTTCAAACAGAACATCTACAAGAAAAGTGGCAGCCAGTCCTAGAACACCCCGATCTTCCTAAGATTGAGGATTCTTATAAGCGGGCAGTTACCACTCTTATTCTTGAAAACCAAGAAAAGGCAATGAAGGAAGATCGTAGTTTTCTTTCAGAGACAGCTCCCACCGTTAGTACTGGTGGGCAGTTCGATACTTGGGATCCAATTCTTATTTCCCTAGTTCGGCGTGCTATGCCTAACTTAATTGCGTATGATGTTTGCGGCGTTCAGCCAATGACAGGTCCAACAGGACTAATTTTCGCAATGCGTTCGACATATTCCTCAATGGATGGTGTCGAGGCTTTGGTTGACGAAGCAGACAGTGGGGTTTCTAATGATGACGCCGCTGGTAACCTGACTTCTTCTGCCATGACAGGTAGTAACCCTGCGATTTTGAATGATGCTTCGCCGGGTACTTATTTGTCACCAACAGGTATGACTACTGCTCAGGGTGAAGCTTTGGGTGATAGTTCTACTAATGCTTTCGCAGAGATGGCCTTCTCAATCGAGAAATCAACCGTTACTGCTGTAACTCGGGCTCTCAAGGCCGAGTATACGATGGAACTTGCTCAGGACTTAAAGGCAATTCATGGACTAGACGCAGAGACAGAACTTTCAAATATTCTAAGTTCTGAAATTCTTGCAGAAATCAACCGTGAAGTTGTTCGTTCTCTGTACATCACTGCTGTTGCTGGTGCTCAGGTTAATACTTCAACTGCCGGCATCTTTGACTTGGATACAGACTCTAACGGACGTTGGAGTGTTGAAAAGTTCAAGGGTCTAATGTTCGCCATTGAACGTGACGCCAATGCGGTTGGACAGCAGACTCGTCGAGGTAAGGGTAATATGCTCATCTGCTCCGCTGATGTTGCTTCTGCACTTCAGATGGCTGGTGTTCTGGATTATACCCCAGCTCTCAACAACAACTTGAATGTTGACGACGCAACCACCACATTCGCTGGTGTAATGAATGGTCGTTTCAAGGTATATGTCGATCCATATGCGGCCAATGTTACGGCAAAACAGTATTACATCTGTGGTTATAAGGGTACTTCTCCTTATGACGCAGGGTTCTTCTATTGCCCATACGTACCTCTACAGATGGTTCGTGCGGTTGGTGAAAACACCTTCCAGCCAAAGATTGGTTTCAAGACTCGTTACGGTCTTGCTGCTAATCCCTTCGCAGCTGCTGGTAAGGTTGCTGCTGGTGATACGGTTAATACCGATGCATCACTAGACGCAAACACCAATGCTTGGTATCGTCGCGTCCAAGTGACCAATTTGATGTAAAATAAGAAAAGAAGTAGAATAAACTTAGGGAGGTCTTTGGACCTCCCTTTTTTTTGGGGGGGTTTAACTAGGGGGTTTAATCGTTATACATATCCCTAAAAAAGTAAAAAAATCCAAAAAGGGACTTGCCATTTATACATATATGGTGTATGATAGGTTTATTAAATGAAGGAATAGTTTCTTCATTCTTTTTTTCCATATAAATAGTAATATGGCAACTTCACAATCACCTATATCAAGACAGCCTGATCAGTTAGATTATGCAAGTCCAACTCAATTTCGTTTTGGTATCCACCAATTACCGAAAGTGGAATTTTTTACGGTTAATGCAAATCTTCCCGGCATTAATATTTCACCAGCTTCCATGCCTACTCCTTATAAAGATATTCCTATCATAGGAGAAAAAACAGAATATGATAATCTTACAATAACTTTTATTGTTGATGAATATCTAGAAAATTATATTTCACTTCATAATTGGATGACAGGAATTGGTTTTCCTCAAGATAGATCACAATTTTCTACATTTAGAGATACAACGTCGAATACTCCAGCAGCTGGTGGTACGAACCCAGTAGATAGAATTGGTAAAACTGTTCCTGATAAAGCAATGTATTCTGATGCATTTCTTATGATACTTTCTAATAAAAATAATCCTGTTGTAGAAGTGAATTTTTCTAATATATTTCCTATATCTTTAAGTGCGTTAGATTTTTCACAAGCGGCAACAGATGTAGAATATATGACAGCATCAGCTGATTTTTCATATCAATTGTATGAAATTAATACATTATAAATAAATTTGAGCAGATACGACATACTTTAACAGAATATCAAATTAAGACTCATTAGAGAGTTAAAATATTAAAGAGAGAGAAGATCATACTCTGCTCACCCCTGAAAGATATATTATGAATTTGGAAGATTTGAAAATAGAAGCCAGAAAAGACCTACCTATCCTTGACCATGAGCATATGGATCAAGAATCATATAAAAATCAAGTCATAAAACCAAAATGGTTGGAATATAAAACCAATTTTGATCAGCTTCTTATTATGAGAAAATCTGAACATCAAAAACTGTACCGTGAGAAATGGGAATATTATGGCGGCAAATCAGATGCTAAAGTATATGCAGCTCGACCTTTTGATATAAAGGTTTTAAAAAATGATCTTCAAATGTATATACAATCTGATGATGATATATTAGAACTACAAAATAAAATAGCTTATTATGAACTTATTATAAAATATATTGAAGGGGTTCTTAAATCAATTGACAATCGTGGGTGGGATATTCGCCATGCACAGGATTGGAAAAAGTTCGAAGCTGGTATGATATGAAATGCAAATTGAAAAAAAGAATGAAGTATATCTAGTTCTAAAAGATTTAGAACCATCAACTTCGCAAGAACTATCTTCTTTTTTTACGTTTGAGGTTCCAGGCTTTAGATTTATGCCAGCATATCGGTCCCGTCAATGGGATGGTAAGATACGGTTATTCAATTCTGGTTCTGGTGAAATATATGTGGGATTGTTGCCGTACATAAAGAAGTTTTGTGATAGAAATAATGTTGATTATATAATAGAAGAAGGTGTTGAAAATGACAGGGATGTTGTACGTGAGGTTGTTAGGGGTTTTGTCAAATCGCTTAAACCAAAGTCCAAAGGAAAATCGCTTAAAATTCGTGATTACCAAATTGATGCTGTTTATCATGCATTGGCCAAAAATCGTGTTCTTCTTGTTTCTCCTACTGCTAGTGGCAAGTCTTTAATAATATATTCTTTAGTCCGTTATTATCATATGATGGGCCTAAAGACTTTAATACTTGTTCCTACCACTTCTCTAGTGGAACAGATGTACACTGACTTCGAAGATTATGGATGGAGTTCTGGTACATATTGTCAAAAAATATATCAGGGACATGATAGAAAGGTTACTAAAGATGTTGTGATATCAACATGGCAATCCATTTATAAAATGCCGAAGAAATATTTTGAACAGTTTGGTTGTGTGATTGGTGACGAGGCCCATTTATTCAAGGCAAAGTCTCTTACAAGTATAATGACTAAGTTGCACCAATGTAAGTACAGGTTCGGGCTTACAGGGACGCTAGACGGTACTCAGACGCATCAGCTTGTTCTAGAGGGGTTATTTGGTGCAGTTGAAAGTATAACAACTACAAAGAAATTGATGGACAGCAAAACTCTGGCCAACTTGAAAATCAAATGTATAATCTTAAAACATTCAAACATAAGAGAGAGAATGTCGTATGCTGAAGAGTTGCAGTATCTTGTTGGGAATGAGAATAGAAATAAGTTTATACAAGATTTGTTGTTACACATCGATGGGAACACTCTTTGTTTATTTCAATTAGTAGAAAAACACGGTCAAATATTATATGATCAAGTAAAGGAAGCAGCAAAGGATCGTAAAGTATTTTTTGTTTATGGAGGTACAGATGCAAAAACAAGGGAAGATATTAGAAGTATTGTGGAAGAAGAAAAAAAATCAATCATTATTGCGAGTTACGGCACTTTTTCTACTGGTATTAATATTAGGAATATCAACAACATCGTGCTTGCCTCTCCGTCCAAGTCTAAAATCCGAGTGTTACAGTCTATTGGTCGAGGGTTGCGCCTTAGTGATACTAAAATTTCCATTTTAGTTTTTGATATTGCTGATGATATGACTTACAAAAGAAGGCCTAATTTTACACTTGCTCACTTTATGGAACGAATAAATATCTATAATGAAGAACAATTTGCATATGAAATAAGTAAGGTAAATCTAAAATGAATACAGAAATACCATATAAGGTTATAAAACTTACAACTGGAGAGGAAATTGTTTGTCGATTGGGTAGTGAGATTGTTAATGATGAATATCAGTTAAACTATCCTCTCAAAATGGAAGTTCGGGCACAAATGACTAGTGAGGGCGTTGTAGAGGCGTTAAATCTTAGTCGTTGGTTTGGTTCATATACAGGACAGTCTTTATTTTCTATAAAGACTAACCATGTTTTGTTAGTTGCTGAAGCTTCTGAAGGATTGTGTCGCTATTATGACCATGTAATAGATGAAATAAAGCGTATTGAAAACAAATCTTCTATGGACACAAGTGATTATTTGGATGATCTTGATGATGAAGCTGTGTATGAAGATTTGTTAGATGAATCAGTTTCTAGTGATGATACAATTCATTAAAAAGTCTACATAGCTATTTATATATATTTTTTTATTTTGTCAACCCTCTTTGGTACTTGACATTACTGTT